GCATTGCGGGCGTGCTTGCGGTCGGGGATAGGGTAGGCTCCCTTGGCCTCGCCCTTGACCTCGGTGCCGGCGCGCTCGGCCTTCTTCTTGGGCACGGCGAAGCTCTTGGCTGGCAGGCTCTCCCGCCGCTCGAGGCTCATGGTGCCAGCGGTCTTCTCACCCATGGCGATCTTGAGCAGCTCGTCAGTCGACAGCTTCATGAGCTGGTCCTCGAGCGAGACGGCCGCGACCTTCTCTTGCTCGCCGTTGTAGATGCTCTCCAGGTACGAGTTCAAGGTTTCCATAGGATCACCTTTCCTACTTCTTCGCGACGTGCTGTAGCAGTGACTTCACGCCCTTGACGATCGATGGAGCCGCCAGCGCGCCAGCTGTTGCCCCAGTCAGCGCGGCGATGGCGGCCGCCGCACGAGGATGTTCACGATTGGTCTTGGCTGTGTCGTGTGCCGCACGGGTGAGGATCGTCTGGTACTTTCCGATCACACCCTTGTCCTTGTCGGACTCCAGCCTCTTGAGCCTGTGGGCCAGCACGACCTCCTTGTCCGACTTCCCGCCCTTTCCCGAGCGATCGGTCAGTCCTTGGATACCGGCGGCGGCCAGCCCACCGATGGCCGCGCCTGCCGCACGCTGACCCCAGCTCGCGTTCTTCAGCAGGCGATGAGCATCGGCCTTGTACTGGTGGGCATCCTCCGCATCGGCCTTCAGCCACTCATGGGCGAAGCGCAGCTGTTCGGCCTTGCTGCCGCCGTGCGGGAAGTGCCCATGAGTGGTGATCTGGTGGATCTCATCGTCGGTGTATGGCTTCAGGCCGTGCTTCGTCACCAGCTCCGGGATCTTCTTCCTCACCTCTGGGTGGAAGCCGCGCGGGCCATCGAAGTCAGAGTTCTTCTCCAGCTGTCCGGGCGTGTGATCGGTGGAGATACCGTAGCGGCGGTTCGGGATCGCGTTGATCGCGTCCGCCGTCTTAACGAAAGGGCGTCGAACCGCTGCGCCCTTGAAGGCTTCCTGCTTCATGGAAGTCGGGGGCGGTGGTAGGATCTTGCGCTTCGTCTGGCTGCGAATCAGCTTCTCTTCCGCAGTTGCTACTGCCTTCTGCAATGCCTCACCCTCAGGACTGAAGGGTTTCTTCTTCATCGAGGCCTTGAATACGCGCTCGAGCCGCTTCGCACCTGCGGTCTTGCTTGCGGCCACCGCGCTCTCGGCCAGCCCCAAGGCATGCTGGTGCTCGGCGTCGTTGGCCTCGGCATCCTCCTGGTCGCGCGCTGCGATCTCTCCCTGGACGGCGTCGAGCAGATCCATGAGCTCGTCGTCTTCCATCTCCGCGAGCTGGCCTTCGACGTCCTCTGGCCCCGCACCTTCCGGCATCGGCTCGGCGACCGGCATGCCTGGGGGCATCTCTGCAGTCCCCGGCGACAGCATCGGAGGCACGGCCTCCGATTGCTTCTCCTGTCCTGGCTGCGGGGCAGCCTGCTGCGGGGCAGCCTGCTGTGGGGCAGCCTGCTGGCCGGCCGCGGCCGGGTCGATGGGCTGCCCGGTGTTGGGGTCGACAGCCATCTCGGGCGCGGGCGGCGCAGTCGGATCGCTGAGGGCGAGCTGTTGCAGCTGCTGCCTGTAATCCTGGATGCCTTGGCGCAGGCGCATCAGCTCCTCGTTGGCGGCCATCGATGCCGTCTGGCTCTGCTGGAGCTGCGCGCCCATCTCCTGCTGGGTGGCCTGGAGCTGCTGAGTCGCCTGATCGGCCGCCTGCTGTGCCTGCTGCGCCTGTTGGCTGGCCTGCTCTGCGCCGGCCTCCGCGGCCTCTGCCCGCTGGGTGGTCTCCTGGAGCTTCTGCTCCATGAAGGCGGCTTCGTTCTCGGCCTGGATCTGTCCGAGCTCGGCGTCTTCTTGGACGCGCGCCATCGCGCGCTGGTATTCCAGCTCCTCCGGTGTGATCCCCATGCCCTCGGCGTCATGGATGTTCGGCTGCTGAACCTCCGGGCGCACGCGCTCGCGGACTCCCTCACTGATGAGAGAGCCGGGATCGATCTTCCCGTAGTTGCTGCCGTAGCCACCCATGCGCTCGCCCTCGGGCATGCTCTGGGGGTTGCCGAGGTCGGCCTTCTTCCTGATGCTCGCGCGCTTCACGCGAACGAAGTAGGAGGCGGCCTTCTCCCACGGGATGCTGCGATCACCCTGGATCGCTCTTTCGAGATCGCGACTCATGATGATCTCCTACTTGTCGTACGTCAGGAAGAACACGTTCGAAGTGTTGTTGTGCTCGAGCGCCAGGAAGTCGGTCTTCAAGATCTTGGCCGCCCCAACGGTTCCAGCCGCCAGCCCCAAGGGGGCCATGGCCGTTCCGCTCGCCAGCACGTCGGCGTCTTTCACGAGCACGATCTGCGCCGTCCGCTCGAGCGCGCCGTACCCGTAGTTCCGCACACCGGACGTCGTCTGGCCCGTCCCAGTCACGGCGTTGTTGATGTAGGCCACGATGTCGTTGAGCTTGGCCGTCTCCCACGCGACGGTGTTGGGGAACGTGATGGTCTTGGCCGGGGTCTTGAAGACCAGCGTGAGGTTGCGGACGTTCACACCCTTCTGCGGGTCGATGGGGACTGTACCCACGATCAAGCCCTGCAGGAAGTCTTGACACTCCTGCCGGCTCTTGAACTCCTTGATGTAGATCATGTGCTCCTCCTACTGGAACAGCGACCCGTAGAAGCCGTTGATGAAGTAGTACTCGGTGTTCACGCCCTGCTCGCCGATGATCCCGTTGATGTTCAGCGAGACCTTCACCTTGATCTTGTCCTGCTCGTACTTGCTCTGCATGCGATCGAGCCACTGCAACAGCAGCGGACTCTTGTCATCAATGGAGACGTTGATGCCGCCGTCAGAGAAGTTGAGCTGGTTCCGTGTCTGCAGGAAACCCACGGATTGGATCAAGGCGACGGCTGTGCCGTACCGGCAGAGGCTGGTGAACCCCATGTCCATCAGCTGCTCGATGGTGTACTGCCCCAGCAGCGGCGGCGTGCCGTTGAAGTCCGAGAGGAAGTCGACGACCGCCCAGGCGATGAGCCTGTTGCTACTCTCTTCTCCCCGGATCAGCCGATTCAGATGCGGGTAGTCCCGCATCCACAGCCTCATCATGTTGATGAAGGCGTTGAACTTGTCGGACAGCCCGGGGATCGAGCTCGTGCCCTGGAGCTGGGGGTCGCTCACTTGCTCTTGCCCTTCTTGGGATCGCCCTTCGGCGTGACCTCCACCTTGCTCTCGGGGGCCTTCACGTCATCGACGAGCTCGAGCACCTTCGGCTTGTGGACCTCCGGTCCCACCTGGACCGGCTTGGGCGCAGGCGGTTCACCCTCGAAAGGGAAGATCAGGTCCCCGTTGGCGCGCAGGCTCTGCGCACGCGACTGGTAGAGGAGAGAGTCTTCGATCTCGACCACCTTGCCGGGGGCGATGGTGGTATGACCGATCTCGATCGGCATCTTGCTCTGGTTCTTGACCTTCATGTCTATCTCCTCTTGCCCTTCTTGCCTGGCTCGGGCTTTCTCTCCTCGGCCTGGGGCTCTGGGGCCTGGTAGGCGCGAGAGAAGTCGGCTTCCTCGGTCACGATCGGCTGCGTGACTTCCACGGACTTGACGTCCTGTGGGGGGATCTCGACGTCGTTGATGACCACCCTGGTGGCCGGCGCTTCCTGTGCCAGCTCCTCGATCTTGTCCTCTGGAGCGGGCTTGGAGTCGGTCTTGGGCTTCCACGCGCAGTCCCGGATCTCCTGGCCTCTGCGCTCCTTGATGGTGCCGTGCTGGTCGGTGTAGATCTGAGCACCGTCCGGGGTCGAGACCCGGAAGGCCCCCATCTTCACGCGCTCCATGATGGAGTCCAGGTGCTTCTCGAACTCCTCAGGGCTGAGGCGCAGGGTCTGGTTGTGCAGCAGGCGACGACCCGCCACGAACTGCTTCTGCCGCACGCGGCCCGGCTGGTAGAAGCGGCGCACCTTCGTTTCTGGGTGCATGGCGACGTTGGTGATGATGAAGACCGGCTCCGGCATGGTTACCTCCAATGATGGCTATATCTTACAGGCGATACAGCCATCTTGAGAAGCAAGTTTTCGGGGATCGGGAGGGGCCCGGAGAGATCCGGGCCCCTTGTCGGGTGAGAGCCACGATGGGCCCCGGCCGAGCTAGTACTGCTCGACGGCCGGGTAGTGGAGGCCCTGGTCGACACGGTTGTTGACCGCGCCGAGGTCCTCCTCCTCCATCGGCGTGACGGCGCTGAGGATGCTGTCCGCGTTGTGGAGGGTGGCGTCGCCGGAGTAGAGCTCCATCTTCCGCACCGACGCGATGTTGATGATCCCCAGGGCGATGTCCTCCCAGGACTGCCAGGTGATCAGGTTCGCGATCTTGTCGATGTAGAACTTGGTGTTGTTCAGGACGTAGAACTTCCCGAAGAACTCCGGCTTGGTGAAGGTGTAGAGGTTGCCCGGCCGCAGGAGGTCGGTCTTGATCGTGCGGGTGTACGCGCGCCCGAGGAGCGTGTTGTACTTGTACCCGTCGGTCGTGGTCTCGCTCTGGAGCCTGTTGCCGAAGTCCTCGACCGTCCACTGGAGGATGTCGTCCCAGTCGACCTCGGTCAGCAGGGTCATCTCGGCGCGCAGGCGGTGCCCGTCGAGCAGCTTGTAGAGGTTGACCACGTCCGGCCTCTGGAGCGGGAGGCTGACGCTGCCGTCCACGGCGGCCGCGCGGGCGAGCTCGCCCTTGCGGACCGAGAACTCGACCGGGGGCGTCGCGCCCTGCAGCGTGGTGGCGCTGAGCTCGGGGGCGGCGGCCAGGCCGTTGGCCTCGGCCTGGAGCGCCTGGACAGCGGCCTCGATGTGGATGAGGAACTCGCGGTCCTCGATCTCCTGGATGTCCTTCACCGAGTTGTCCTCGATGACCTTGGTGATGGGCATCTCGTACGCCAGGAGCTCCTGCTCCACCTTCTCGAACTTCTCCGAGCTGATGGTGAAGAAGGGGATCTCGGCGCGCGGCGCACGGACGAAGTTCGCGCTGGGCTGGCCGCGGAAGCTGACAGCCATGGCACGGGACTTCGGCTCGACGTCGACGATCTTCACCAGCGTGTCGTGCTTCACGGAGCGCTGGCAGTCGGCGCGGGTGACGGGCTCGGGCGGCAGGATCTTGCGCGCGAACGACACCTCACGGAGACGGTCGCGGATGTAGTTGCCGCCGTACTCGGCGATCTTCTCTTTGCCTTCCGTGGTCTCCAGCCGCTGGCTGAAGAGCTCGGTCAGGACTTGTGCGGTCGTACTCATGTTCGTCCTTTCCTTTCTCGCTCTACGTCAGCGTGTTGAAGAAGCGGAGCTTCTGTCCGTTGGAGGAAGGCATCCTGGTGACGTAGCCGATCGTAAGGCTACCACCAGCCTGCTTCTTCAGACCCGACCTGGTCGTGCTGAGGTACGTGACATCCGCCACCATCAGCGCGTTGCCGTGAGCGAGGCCGGTCGCGTCGAAGACGAGGGTGTCGGCCTCGAACTTGCCGATGTACAGCACCGGCACCTTGCCGAGCGCCTGGACGTCGCTGCGGCCGCGCTCGGCGAAGACGACCCAGGACAGCTGGGTGCCGTCCGAGCGGATGGCGTGCTTCTGGTCGGTCGGCGAGTACATGAGCCACTCGCCATCGAGCAGTGGGTTGGTCCCGTTGGGGTTCGTGAGCGTCTTGTCCACGAGGGCCAAGTCGCGCCGGTACACCCATTCGATGGGTGTGACCAGCCTGAAGTTCTCGACTACCATCTGTTTCTCCTTGGTTCAGTCAGCGGTTTCCGCCGATCTGCCTCCGTCAGCCGAGGTGCCCGAGAAGATAGGACTCGAGCTGGGTCTGCCCGTTGCCGGGCTCGAGCTCGTCACCGAGACCACCGATCTGGCCGTTGGGAGAGGACATCTTCACGGCCTCCTCCATCACGTCCAGGCTCTTGCCCTTGGCGACAGCCTCCTCGATGGAAGCGACCTTCTCCTCCATCGTCTCGCCCAGAGCGGTGATGTTCTTCTCGGTGGCGACCTTCGCCAGCTCGTTGATCCGGCTCCTCTGCTCGTAGTCCCGGATCTTCGCGGTTGCGGTGGCCAGCTTCTTCATCAGGCCATCGCGCTCCGCTGCCAGGCTGCGCAGCATGCCAGGAACCGCGGAGAGGACGGCAGCGACCTTCTGTGAACTGATCTTTTCCATCGTCTCCTCCTTTACACCATCGAGGAAGCGCCGCCAGTGCCCAGCCCAGATCCGCCGGTCGTGCCGAACTGACCCTGGGCCTTCTTCTCGCCAGCCTCTCCCTCTTCCTTCTTCTTGGCCTCGAGCGCTGCCTTCAGCTTCTCGGCCTTCTCCTTCTCTTCCGGGGTAGCGTCTTCCTTCTCCCCGGCCTCCGCGATCTTGCGGAGGTACGCCCTGGCCGCCGCCGCCTTCACGGAGGAGATCTTCACCCCCGCTTGTCCGGTGGAGTCCAGGTTGTTCTGAAGGACCGGATCCGTTGACTTCTTCTGGGCTGGTTCGTCGATCACCTGACCCATCTGTCGCTTGGGTTCCGCCTTCGCATCGCCCTTGTCGTAGCCGATCGCACGCTCGAGCGTGTCGATCATGTTGCGCTGAGACTCGGCCGCGGCCGGCATCTTGGGGACGTCCTGCTCGCTGGCGCTGGCGTTCGGGTTGACCAGCGGCTCACGGCCGGCACCGATCTTGGCGTCCTCGCCGTCGTGAGCGGCTTCCTCCGCCGCCTGCTTCCAGAGAGAGCGGACGAGACGGATGGAGGCCTTCTTCTCCTCCTCCTTCTTCTCCTCCTCCGGCGTCTCCTTGGCCTCGTGCTCCTCCTTCTTCTCCTTCTCCTCCGACTCCTTCTCCTCGTGCTCCTCGGCCTTCCCCTCCTGCGCGAACTTGCGCAGGACGTTGCGGAGCGCACGCACGGACGAGCTCTTCTCCACCAGCTGCGGCTGCTCGCCCGTCCCGCCCGGCACGTCGTTCATGTCGGTCTCGACCGTGGAAGCTCCGGGGTTGGTCTGGCCGTCCTTGGCACCCACGGTGTCGGTGCCGGGCCTCATGGCCGGCTTGCCGCTGCCGGCCTCACCCGTCTCGTAGTTCTGGGTGCCGGGAGTGCCCTGGAGGTTGACTTCGAGCGCGGTCTCGCCCTTGCCAGGACCGACCATCGGCTCCTCGGCCACCTTGGTCCAGTTGATGTGGTCCATGTGGCTGTTGATGAAGTCGAGCGCGGAGGCGACCTTCTCGACCACGGAGGAGGAGACGTGGCCCTTCTTCTCGGGCTCCTTCTCCTCTTTCTTCTCCTCCTTGGCCTCGGCCTTCTCTTCGGCCTTCTCCCCTGCGGAGGTGGGAGGCTCCTTGCCCTTCTCGGCCTCGGCCTCGGCCTCGGCGAGCTTGGTGCGCTCCTGAGCCTCCGCGATTGCACCGTGGATCATCTGCTGAAGGGTCAATCGCATTGCGTTCTCCTTTTCAGACCCGCACGGGCGGCGGTGGTGTGGACTTCAACTCCGAACCCACACCTACGTCCGTGCCTGGTGCCTCCACATTGGATCGGGTGTAGTTCGTGCTCTTCCCCATCTTCGTCGACGGGTTGACAGCCTTGGGCTGGATCTGTGGCGCGGCGATCGGCTGCTTGAACTCCGAGGGCTTCTCCGGCACAGGCCCACTGCTTGGGGGCAGTGGGAACTGCGCCATCTTTTGAAGCTCATCGAAGAAAGCTGCCAGCATCACTCGTTCCACGGACCCAACCCGAGGTTGTCAACCCTGGGGAGCGCGAGCTCCCCAGGGAAGACTGTCGGTGCTACTCGTTCCACTGGACCGGATACCCGGCCTCCTCCAGCATCATCAGCGCGCGGGTCTCGATCGCGTCCTCGAGCCGCTGCTCGGCGGTCTTCTCCTGATCGATGTAGCCGTTCTCGATCAGCATCTGGTTGGCGCGCTCGGCAGCGATCTGCTCGAACTGCTCGTCGTAGGAGCGGGCCTCCTTCTCCTCCTTCTTGCCGCCCAGGGCCTTGCTCGCGCCGTAGATCCCGAGTCCGGCCGCCGCGGCGTGCGGAAGGAAGCGAGCCGCACCACGCGCGCCGAGAGCGAGACGCTCGCCAGCGCTGCGCCCGCCCCCGCTGATCGCGGCGCGGAGCTGCTCGACGCCCTTCTTGTGGTACTGCTTCACGGCGTGACCGGCCTCGCGGGCCGCGCCCTCGAGCTTGCCGACCTGCCTGCCCTGCCCGGAAGCCTTGGTGCCGGCCGCGGCCGGTCCCTCGTACTTCGCCGCCGACGACGCGCTCTCGGCCGCGCGCTTCTTGGCCGCGCGCTCCGCCATCACCTTCTCCTCGAACGCCTTGGCCTCGGCCTCCGTGGGCTGGGTCGGGAAGTTCTTGATCTGCGAGGGCTTCACGGGCTTCGCCTGCTTCTCGATCGAGGCCAGCTCGTCGACGTAGGCGTGCGCCATCGCGCGTCCCAGGAAGTCGGCCTCGGCCAGCTTCTCGCGCATCTCGGTCTCGTCATTCGAGGCCACCTTGGTCTGCCCCATCCCGCCCTCGATCTCGGCCAGGAGCTGCCCGACCTGCTCGTCCGGGAGCGACGCGAGGTCGACGCCCTCTTCGGCCGCGAGCTTCACGAGGAACTCGGCTGCCGCCTGCTTCTGCAGGTCCTCGCCGTCGTATCCACCGCTGAGGACGCCCAGGTTCCCCTGGGTGTCGTAGAAGTTTGCCAGTGTACGGTCCATCTTGCTCTCCTTGGATCAGAGTTACGTTACCTTCTCCAGCGGCGACGACTCAACAAGGTGCGAAGCCTCTCTCGTCAGCCAACGATTGACTTGCCGACATTGAGAATGCCCTTCCCAATCTTTTTCGGCAAGTCAGATCCTGTCAGGTGAAGCGCGCCACCGAATAGCGCCATGCCGGTCGCGAGCGGATGTTCGGAGACGAACTCCATCGCATAGCTCGGACGCTTTCCGGTGTACAGATCGCGCTGGATCTTCATCCCCGCCAACCTCGACAGGAGGTATCCAGCAGGGATCGCTCCGGCCACCGCCAGGTTCTTCAACGACCCGACGTTCGCCGCGGTCTTGGAGAACATGTCCTCCAATGACACCCCATGGACATGGGCCTGAACATCGGGGTACTGATGGAGGTGATCGGTCATCTGCGCGATCTTCTCGACTACCTGTACGCGGTAGCCATTATACGCGGCAGAAACCTTGTCCATCAAATCGTTTTTGACCTGCTCCGGTGGTTCGCCCTCCGGCTTGGGCATCCCACAGATGGTGATTCGCACCATGCGCCTGGTGAGCACCGGGCCTAGGTTGCTCCGGTCCTCGATCGAGCCCTTCAGAAGACCGGCGATCAGCTTGCTGATGAACTCTGGACTGATCGGGACCGAACGGTCAACGTTCTCACTGTCACCGAAGACCTGGTTCTTCTTGTCCATGTCGTCAGCGACGTCGCCCTTGCCCATCCGTACGAGCACGATGCGCTGGAACTCGCGCGGGCGAAGCACCATCCCCATCATCGTGGGCGTCGACACCGACTCACGAAGAGGCTGCTCCCCCATCTGATCCAGTACCTCCCTGGGAAGGTCGGGCTCAGATCTCTGGAGGACCGGAATGGCCTTGCTCATGAACTGGGATGGCACAACTTCCTTTGTAATCTCTGCGCGCTTGCTTTGGGAAGCCTTTTTTTCTCGGATGCTACGGAGCATCTGACGGGCCCGCTCGATGGACGCGGTCTTCACGGAGGCCGCTTTCTCGAACCCCTCTTTGTGGGTCGCCGGCATCTCGTCCTCCTCCTGATAGCCGTAGTGCTCGGCCATATAAGAAGACGGGACCACGATCATCCCGCGGCCTCTGGCCCCGGCCAGCTTCGCCATCATCTTGGAGGTCTTGTCGGCCCCGATGAAGACGAAGCTGATGTCGAAGAACCGTGGGTAGGGGTTGAACGCGCAGACCTTCCGGCCATCAGGAAGAATCTCGTTCATCCGGTACTTGAGGAAGTCGCTGTAGTCGTCGCGCGTGATCGAGAGACCAGGGATCGGTTTGATCTTCTTGTGGAACTCGATGACGGCGATACCTGGGTGCTTGTGCTGGTCGGGTCGGTAGTTGCTGAGAGCCTTGCGGTAGAGTTCCCAGTCGGTCGTGATTGAGCACAGATCGTAGGGGACCTTCGTGCCCATGCTGGTATCGGGCAACATCCCTTGATCGATCTTGTCCACCACTCTCTGCGCGCCAACGGCTTCCGCGCGGTCCCGATCGATACGAACGACCAGCTCCACGCGGTGCATGTTGGTGTTGTAGGCCGCGAGCTCGACCTCACCGAAGGCCCTGGCTGGGTCCTTGTTGGCGTGGTGCATGAACGGCTTGGCGTAGACCTTGAACGTCTCGTAGCCGTACACCGGGCCTCGGTGGATGAGGAACTCTTCTTCGAACGCATCGCCGTTGATGTTGCTCGACCAGTACTCGTAGGCACCGAGAGCGTTCACCAGCGCGTAGATGGAGTTCGGATTCGGCTTCAACCCGTCGATGTAGGTTCGGATCTCCGGCAGGAATGGACTGGCCACCTTGTCCATATAGGAGTGGTGGAGTTGATCCGGGTGCCGGAAGATCTCGATGAGCTGATGGCCCTGCTGGTCGTGAGCAGGGAAGTGGCAGAGCTTGATCATTTGGTGAACGGGTTCTTCACTGCACGCGGATCCTTCGACTTGCGAAGCACGGCCTTGGCGCGTTCCATCTCGAACGCCTCGGACGGCGCTGGGCCCTTTTCCTTCGGCGGCTTCCCTTCGGGCTTGGCCGACATGAAGGCGTGAAGGATCGGGTCCTCCATCGGCGCACTTTTGGCCAAGGTGGTGGCAGTCTGCGGGTCGACGTAGGCACCCTCTCCACCCTCTGCGCGGTCGAGGAAGCGGGAGACGGCAGATCCCGCGACCAGCGGGTCGGTCGCGAAGTCGGGATTGAGGTGGTAGAGGCTGTTGAAGGCCAGGTGGACCTGCTTGGAGTCCTTCTTCGCCAGGCTCGGGTTGGCCTCCAACATGCCCTTCATCGCGCGGCCCTTGACGATGGTGTCCTTCAGCTTGCCCAGCCCGTATCCGGCAGCCGTACCGATCGCAGCGACACCGGCCGCTGCCGTCCCGGCAACCAGGTGGTCCTTGAACGCCTGCCAGAGGCCGGCGGTCTTCTGCAGTCGCTCGCGCAGGCGGTAGAGCTTGAACTCTTGATCGATGTCGTCGAAGGTCATCTGCCCGCTCCTACTGGTAGTACGCCGCCTGTTCCGGCTGTTCCGGCTGTTCTTCTCCTCTGAGAGACTTGATCTTCGCTCGGAGCCTTTGTACCGGGCCGCTCTCCCACGTCTTCTTGGCCCCCCACCCGGCGGCAACGTAGGGCGCGACCTTGGCCGCGAGATGTGCGACCTCGCTCTTCACTCCGGCCTCTGCCAGCTGTCTGGAGAGCGCGTTGCCCGCGCGATTCAGGCCGCGAAACGCACCAGCGATCATTCGGCCAGCACCAGCTTCCTTGCGGAGGATCGCGTACGCGATGTCAGCAGCTCTGCTCATCTTCGATCTCCACCGGGTATGGCCCCCGAAGCGACGATGCCAGCTCCCAGCCCGGCCGCCCCGCCAGCGACCGTGCCGATCCTCGCGTTCCGAAGCGTTCGCACAGCCTCCCCTGGGACTTGGGATACGGATTGGGCTACCTGTTTGCCTGGTACCCCGGCGGCGATTTGGTTGGTGACCTTCTTGCCCAAGCCGAGGGACGCCCCTCCAGCTAGCCCCGCCCCCAGTCCTCCTCCGATCAGCGCGCCCTTCAGAGCTCCGCTTCCCCGCTCACCGGGCTTGGCGGTCGCCGCACCGATACCCGCACCCAGAAGTCCCGGAACGACGGCACCACCCAGGGCAGCTTTCGCGGCAAAGCCGAGAGCGACCTTCTCGATCTCGTCCTCGATGTCATCGAGGTCTCGAGCCGATGCCATCTTCACTGAGGGATTACTGATGGCTGGGGAAAGGGACTGTTCTATCTGACCCAGCTGGTTGTCGAACGATCGAAGCCCGCGCTGGAGCTGCTGACCCTGACCCATGGCCTGTAGCAGGGAGGTGTTGATCTCCTGGATCCGATTGTCGAGCACATCGACCGCGCCCTGGAGCTGACGGAGCTCGGTCGCGGTCTTGGAGAACTCGATGAAGGTCGAGATCACCCCATGCTCGGGGTTGGGCTCGTGCCCGACAGCGGCCGACGAGCGGAGGCTTTCGATGAACGCGCGCTTGGTCATGACGCCATGGTTCACGAGCTGATTGCGGACGGCCGAGATCCCGTCATAGAGGTCCTGCTCGTGCCCGAAGTGAGACCAGGCCGCGGCGATCTTGGACAGCGGCTCGCCCACCAGCACGCACTTCTTGACCTCGCCGTAGAGGTCCTCTTTGAGCAGCTCCATGCGTGTGGTGAGGCTGGAGATCTTGGACATCACGTGCTCACGCGCGCCCATCGCGGTCGTGCGGAGCGCATGGAGATCGGAGAGGCCGGTCGCGGTCGGACCTGCGCAGGCCTGCTTGCCGAAGATCTCTTCCTCCACGTTCCTCGCCTGCGGAGCAGACGGCGGAGCGGAGTAGTCATCGACGTGGTGGGTATCGGGCTGGCTGCCGTCGTTCATGCCCTTCAGAACGACCGAGGGGTCGGCCGGGCCGCCCTCGAACTCGATGTTGCGGACGCTGCCGCCTTTCTCCCACTCGTTCTGGAAGGCGGACTGGTTCGCGAACTCACAGACGCGGCGCGCGTGCTCGGGACCGAGGTCTTGGTCTTTGATGACTTCGAGCACGGCGTCTGAGAGCGGGGTGCAGTTGCTGGAGTACAGCGCGGCTGCCTGCTTGCCGAGCAGCTGGAGACGTCCGGGGTCCACTGGACGTGCACGAGCCTGCTCGATGATACCTTGCGGCACCGCTCCTAGCTCTCGATCCATGTGGGGCATCCTGTACCTCGTGGGCCTGATTCTAGGCGGGAAGATCTATGAGGTCAACGGATCTTGCCGCAACTCCGAGCCCTTGCCCTTGCTTATGCGAGGGCAACTAAAGTAGAATGAGTTATGATCCAAAACAGAACTGTGAGCAATGCCAGGTCCTTGACCAGCAAGCGCAAGGATTGGGATGAGTACCTCAGAAAAAACAGGGAGACCAACCGAAGACTCAGAGCGAATCTTCGTGCTGGAGCCATAGCCGCCCTTGGGGGGAAATGTGTCCGTTGCGGCTTTGGTGACATCCGCGCCCTTCAAATCGATCACATAGATGGTGATGGGGCAAAGGATCGCAAGGACCGCAAGATGAATCAGTGGATGTTCTACAAGTCGATTGCGGAACATGGTGGTCAAGGGAAGTACCAGTGTCTTTGTGCAAACTGCAACCAGATCAAAAAAATCGAGATGCGTGAACTTCCTCCGGGTCGGCAGCGCACTGAGTGGTACTATACCCACATCAAACGGTAACACGTGGAGCTTGAGAATGGGAAGTGCTGAAGATATCAAGCCCGTAGCAACGCTGGCAGACTACGTCGAGCCCCACGAAGCCGCCGAAATGCTGGGGGTGAAGCGCTCCACGATCTGGAACTACATCAAGCGCGGGCTCCTCAAAGGACGACACTTCAAGGGTCAGGGGAGGCGGTACTTCATACGCAAGATCGACGTCCAATCCATCGTGAGCGCGAAGGAAGAGATCGATACGAACGGCGGATCTCTCAAAGAGATCATCGCGGGCATCAGGATTCGTCTGCACAGCATCGAGTCCAGGATGGACTTCCTGATGGAGGCGTTGGGTCTCCAAGTGTCGGTTCTCAGGGACAAACCAGTCGAGGACTTGCTGGCGATCTACAATGACGCGGTTCTGGCTGGGTCAACGAACCCGCGCTTCATCCCCGCGGTGCAGGTACGCAAGTGGGCCGATGTGCTCTGCCAGTTCACAGAGCTGGAATTCCAACGACTGGTCGCACCTACGCAGGACATCCACCCGTGGAAGCCGCTCTTCGGCCTCTGCGTCAACCTCCTCACGGACTTCCGCCGCCGCAAGCGCTTCGGGTCCGACGTCAACATGCAGCAGACGTACCGGGTGCTGGACAAGGCACGCAAGCAGCTCAGCCGGGCAGTGATGGTGTTCGAGAGCTCCATGGCTTCGAACTTCGGACCCATCAAATCCGCACGCATCCACAAGATCCATAGCCACGCGGACTCTCTCGACCGCTACATTGACGCCGAAGTAGGCCTCCCAGAACCTCCAAACTGAAAACCGATCCTCCTTCTTGGGATAAGGATCGTAAGCCCAGAAATGGGTAACGATCCTTTGGCCAAAGGAGGAAAGGATGGCAACGAAGCCTGCAGCAGCAGCAAAGAAGCGCGAGATCGTCCACAACCAGGACGGTCTCTTCATCCCCACCGAACGCATCCCCGAGGTGCGGGCGGCGGTCGGGGAGAAGAACTTCGACAAGGCCGTGCGGGAGGCTGGCCTCGACCCGAAGGACCTCGCCAGCCCGGGGTTCGGCGACATCATCGTCGATACCTGGGGGTCGGGCTGGAAGGGGAAGGTCACGATCGTGGTGGCCGGCGTCGGGGCCGTGACGCTCACCCTCACCCTGGTGGAGGGCGGGTTCCGCCTCGCCGGCAGCGAGGGGCCGCTGTCCTGGCTCGCGCACAAGCTGGTCGGCTGAGCACAGCACCATCACAAGAGCAGCAAAGGAGGGCTCCCGGTAGATGAAAACCGGGAGTTCTTCTTAGCTATAAGATCAATAAGAAAGGAGGACCATGAACAAAGAACAATTGATCCGTGCCATCAAAGCGCAGATCCGTGGTGCCACCGGTAGGGACTACATCGTTGATTGGGATGTGATGACACCAGCAGAGCTCTCCACCGTGCTCAGGCTCCTGAAGGACATCGAGGACGAGGCCAAGATGCGCGCCAAGCAGCGGGCGCGCAGGATGGGCATCCCGCTCTGACGGAACGCAGGGGGGCGTTCCATTAGCTTGAAAACCGGACTGCCTTTCTTGGGATAAGGATCGTAACCAAGAGAGGAGATTGTTATGATCCATCGTCTTTGTGAGTGGCACAACTACGACGGGGACATGCGGGGCTGGTCCCGCGGTGCCCATGGCTCGCCCGACATCGCGTGCAACGCCTGTAGGGCGGACGGGTCGTTCACCCCCGAGGAGGTGGGGGAGTACGAGCGGGAGGAGGAGGCGGAGATCGAGCGCCGCGCTCGCATCGTCACGGCCGGCAATGGGGCGCAGCTGCGCATCACCTGCCACAGCCCGCCGTTCAGTTCCGGCGGCGACTACAGGGTGATCCTGCTGTCCGGGGCGTGGCCGACCTCGGATGAGCTCATCAACCTCTGCAGCGCCGGCCACGCCCCCTTCGGGGGGTACGTGCGCATCGACGTTCACAAGGGCGAGCCAGTCGCCCACGTCTACGTGAACGGGACCGACTAGGCTCCCTGGGTTCTCCAGGTCGAGTCTTCATTAGCTAGCGCTTGCGCTTGGGGCGGAAGTCCTCGCCCGAGTCCTTCAGCGGCGCGATGATGTCCGGACGTGGGTACTTGATCATGGATGCCAGGAAGCAGTACACGATCGAGTGGAAGGTGTCGTCCGTGGTGCCGGGCGAGTGATTGTAGATCGTCATGCGCAGCTGCTTGCTGTACTCGCTGAAGATGTTGAGGATGTCTTGTCCGTAGGGCTCGAAGAAGTCATCCCAGTTCGGCAGCGCGATCTGCTTGCGGATCATCGCGTTGAACACGTCGCTCATGACCTCTGTGCGGTGGCACATGAACCGACGTAGCTGCGGCTGCCAGAAGATCTTGCCCTTCTTCTGGTTGGGGTTGTACTGGTACTTGAGCACCTTCTGCGGCCCGAACGCGCGGACAAGGTGGTCATTGCGATCGAAGCCACCGCCGTAGTCGCAGCCGGTGATCTGGACGTTGTACCGCGCGAGGATGTTGCAGATGCGGTCGAGCTGCCGCACAGGCTCCAGGTCCTCACCCACGAAACGGTGTACCCAGAAGACGGTGAAGGCACCAGTCCCGAAGTACGTGCCCAGAGAGATCACGGTGTACGCATTCTCTCCCGTCCCCCAGTCGATGCCGGCGAAGATGTCCTGGGTGTGACCGAACTTCATGTAGTACTCGAAGTCGCTGATCCGAATGTCCTCCTTGCAGCACGCCTTCAGCTGACCTCGAGTGATGGGACGAGTACCGCTGTCGTAGGAGAGGCCGAGGACCTCGTTGTTGAACTTCTGCCTCGGGTAGCGCTTCTGTTTCTCGAGCAGCCCCTTCCAGCCGTCAGGCGTCTTGACCACCCATGGCACCAGCAGCTGGCTGATGTGGTAGCCCTCGAACGTCACCTTCTCCTTGTTGCTGTCGGTCGCGGGATTCATCGCAGACCACACAGCGTCAGGGTGGTAGATTTCGATCGGCTGGTGGCAACGGTCGCAGATCAGTCCCTCGGCCCCGATGTTGTCCTCACCCAAGATGTTCCAATGCCAGGTGCTCTTGTCGCCGGGCACACCATGGTGCTCACAGGGGACGACCCACTCGTTCTGCGTGGAGAAGTTCGCCCAGTAGTACTCGATGGTGTTGTCTAGGCTCTTGGGCGTGCCGGAGTAGATGAAGATCTTCCAGTCGCTGTGGCTGGCGCACTCCTCGATGACGGGGATGTTGTCGACCAGGATGTCCTGGATCTCGTCGATGTCTATCAGATCCGTGGGGATACCGCGGACGCGGTCGGCCGTGAGGTAGGCGTAGCGAAGACGGATCTGAGAGTAGTTGATGAACTTCTTGTGGAAGACCGCATTCGTGAGCTTGGTGTTGGTGTACGCCTGAACGACCGGGCTCATGCTGATCGGGTCAGCGAGACGATCGTTGGAGAA